ATCCGCAACAATTACATTGAATTATGTAATGATTGGTGGTGGCGGTGGCGGTGGAAGTGGATATCGAGGCGGTAGCACCACCACATGTGGTGGCGGTGGTGGTGGCGGTGGTCAAATTGTAACCGGAACTTTAACATTTAACAATAATGGATCTTATACAATTATTATTGGAAGTGGTGGCAGTGGTGGTGTCAGTGTTTCTAATGGCTCAACCATTGGGTCAGACGGTGGTGCAACATATATTACGGGAACATCATTTAGTACTATAGTTGCAAATGGTGGCAGTGGTGGTTCTAAAGGTATTTTAGCCGCGAGTTCATCTACTGCTGTTAGTGTATCTGGTGGAGCAGCAAAAACGTATAGTGGTTCATCCTATGGAAGGGGAGGGTATGGAGTAGGCGGGGGTGCTTATTCGAATTTATCGCGTGCAGGTGGAAGTGGTTATACCGTATCATATGCGAACACATTGTCTATAACATTAGGTGGTGGTGGTGGTGGTGGCACATATAATAACTTGTATAGTACCTATTCTACATACCTTAATATGACAAGTTATACTGGTGGTAGTGGTGGCGGTGGTAATGGGTCTTCGGGAAGTAATTACAGTAATGTAACGACTGGCACAGCGAATACCGGTGGTGGTGGTGGTGGTGGTGCAGGCAATGGAAATTCGGCGACCAGCACATATACTTCAGGTGCAGATGGAGGGTCTGGTCTTGTTATTCTATGGTGGTAAAAATAAATGTTCTCATATGTGAGCACTTATTTTTAATTCATAAACGTTACATGTTTTTTTTGATTTAACAGTAAATCAGCTTTTTCTGTTTGCAAATTATTAATAGTAATTTTTTGTGTTTCAGATAAACGTTTATATTTCTGTAATTCATTAAAAGTTTGGCTAAATTTAGTATTTAATTCAATATTTTGTTTTTCTAATTCGGCAATACGTTGTTCAGCCATTTCAATATCCGCTTGTTTATTTTGCGGAGGCATTGGCTGGGTAAATGGACTTTGCTGGGGCATTGGTTGGGTAAACGGACTTTGCTGGGGCATTGGTTGGGTAATCGGACTTTGCTGGGGCATTGGCTGGGTAAACGGACTTTGCTGGGGCATTGGCTGGGTAAACGGACTTTGCTGGGGCATTGGCTGGGTAAACGGACTTTGTGGAGGCATTGGCTGGGTAAACGGACTTTGAACAAACGGACTTTGTGGAGGCCATGCTGCCGATTTATTCATTTCTAATCGTTGTATGTGTTCGCCCATTTCTTGCAATTGTCTCTGTTGTTGTTCTATAATACCAATCACTTCCTGTGATGATAATACAACAGGTTCTTTACCTGGTTGTTGTAACATAATAGGTGCATTACGATTTTGTTCTTCCATCATTTTTGAACGTTGAGCATCAATTTCCTTAATTTGTTTCAATACGTCCGGTTTCATTTTTGGAAGTCCCGGCTCATATTTTGATAACAAATAATCAATATCCTTTAGGAAAAAGCTCTTTATTTTTTCCTCCTTCGCATTTTTAATAAACATATCAACCGTTTTATTGGATGGTTTAAATACGTCCGGGTGAGGATTTTTCAAGAGTTCGCGTTTGTCAAAGGAATTATGTTCATGAGAAAATACCAAAATGGTTTTTAACGAATCCAATTGAACAAATGGCACCGTATAATTTTTCAAGAAGGCCTTTTCTTCCGCTAATGATGCATGATTTTCATATTGTGTTTCCTTCAATAATTCAACACGAAAGGCAAAGGTAGCGGCGGTTGCATGGTTTGGACCATAGGGACCACATTGATACATTTGTTGAATATGTTTGAAATAAATATACATCTCACTCGAACCTGCACATAATGCATGTGGATTATCTAATAAACGGTCTACTGCATGAGATACTCTCTCAGGTGGATAATAATCATCATCGTCCATATAGACAATAATGGAACCCTTTGATTGTTTGTGCATGTAATTACGTTTTTCACCCAAAGTCATCTTCTTTTCTACCCGGAAATATTTGATTTGCGGAATATTTGCGGCAGATATTAAATCATTGATACAATCTGTGCCGTCATCCACGATAATCCATTCTAATCGGTCTTTTGGATACGTTTGGTTTTTGAAACATTCAAACATAATAGGAATAAATGGGCGACGATTAAAAGTTGGTGTGCATACACTTACAAATGGGCGATATTTTTTGTTTTTTGACATATTTGTATATTTAAATCGCCCATTTTTTATATTCTTTATTTATAATTCTATTTTTCTTTTTTAGATGGTTCTAAACTATAACTTTCTGGATTATCTCTTTCGGTTATGAAACGGTCAAACAATTCCTTTAGAACATTTTTTAGTTTCATGTAATAAGTAACCATTGAAACTGTTATTATTATCAAAGAGTTTATTACAGAAAATATCATTTTACATTTCATAGATTTCATGTACATGCTATACACGAATATACCAACGACAAGTACCATTATAAATATGAATTCATACAAACACTTATATATGATTTCGACCAATATACGGAACAATTTTTCAAACCATGTCATTGAACCCGGTGGACAATGTTGCACATTTAGATTATTTAATGAGGTATACAAATATTCGTTAATTTTTTGAATAGTGCCCTTGTATCCATGATTTGAATATAACAACAAAGAAAAGAATGAATGAAATAGAATAAATATGGTCAAAAATAGTCCGGCCAATTTAATGGATGAAAATGTAAATACCATTTTTATTATCCAAGCCACTATAGTTATAGGTAAAATGGATATTGAAATTGCAAATTCGGCCATTCCAAATATAGTGGTGGGGAAAAACCCCATAATAATATAAAAAACGATTATTGGATATACAATACTTGAAAATGGGACCGTTTTCGATGCAAAATTAATACAGGCAAATACCGCGTTTTTTATCTCACTCGAATAATGCATGACAACATACATAATCGTTGATAATGTAATAAAAAAGAGTATTAATGGATTCAAATATGTTTTTACCGTATCATTGTCTTCCGCTAGAGTATTTATAGTATTTGGAATCAAATTCAATACATAGTAATTAAATACTTCGGCGGGCTTTCTTAAATAATAAAATAAAAAGTTTAGAATGGAATCAAATTGAGAGGTATCTATATTTATATCTCTAGATACGCGTTCATTCGATTCATCTTTATAAAATGTTACATAAAACCAATTGTATGTAATTAATAACGCGATGGGTACAGCAAATAAATAATATATTTGGTTTTTGATAAGTGTTATGTCAGCGGTTCTATTTTTCGAACTGGCGGATGATTTTGTTTTCCCTTCAACTGTATCATATACTGCACCCACCCCAGTAGTTAAATATTTATCAAAATTATTGAATAATAATTTATCTATATACGAAACTCCCTTATTTATTTTGTCAACGATTCCGGCAATTGCAGTATTACGTTTACATTTTCCGCCAGATGTTGTTCCACCAGATGTTGTTGCTGCAGATGTTGTTCCGCCTACTCTTGTTGCTTCTGCTTCTTTTTTTGCTTTTACTATTTTTTTCTCTAGTTTATTTTTTTTTCCTATTTTAAAAGATTCTTTATTTATTAGATTCGGTTCATATAAATTATTGGCTTCTTCCGGAATATCACCATTCAATATATCAGTAATTTCATTCATGGTTTTTTCGATTTCTTCAAATCCATCATCATAATCATCCTCTTTTTCGTATATATTATCTAGTTTTGGTATATTTTTATAATTTGGATTCGATTTTTTGCGTTCTTTGTTTCTAGATATTTCTTTTATTTTTTGAATAATAATATCCGGTTCTTCTTTGAATCCTTCAGTGATTGGAATGTTTGATTCATCTTGACTAAATGTTTTTATTCCTGGTTCTACAATCTTTTTTTTCCATTTTGTATCATTCATATTCTAATATATACTATTATATTATTACGTATATAATAGTATCTTATAAAAAACCTAATTATCTGGCATATAACATACCACAATTTCCACTTACAAAAGATAATACGTTGTATCGTTCTTCGTAAAGCGTCATATTGAAATTATATTCATACAACCGCCAATTTTGTTTAGATATACCAATTGCTTGACCATCTTGGTCACATATCACACCAAAGGTGGAATTCACCGTATCTATATCTGGAACATATGTCATTATTTCGAGTTCCACCGTTTTAAATTTGCTTAAATTGATAGCACCCGATGGTTGATATTCAAAAGGACTCGTATTTAGACAAAAATTATAACAATATAAACCGTCTTTCGCTGAACCCTGGGTTCGAGTATATTTTTCAATGTAATCGTATACCCCGCGCGTTAAAATGTTCTCTCGATAATCGCCATTTAAAAGTATACCCATTGTCTCTAAAATTTCTTTTCTATTCCCGGAATAAAAATTGCCCGTATAAAAAAATCCGGTATTTGTTCCGTCTGGATTATATTGTGGACCATATTGAAAATCGGTGTCAACTGAACTATCAGGAGCTTCTATAATATCAGAAGGTATGGAGCGATATGGCCAATTGGTATAATTACTCCACTCATTTCGTAAATTCACGTCATTTCTCTGCAAAAACCACATCCAATTGGCAACCATACCATTCGACGTCAATTTCAATTTCTTACTACCCGTTATATTTTCGAATTTATATTCAAATACATCTTTGACTAAATATACTTGGTCTTCGGCTGCAAATAATTGGCGTTCTTCTTTCGATAAAAAACAATAGGTGCATAATAAATGCACGTCTGCATTCCAGGTATTTATTTTATTTTCATAATTTCCCGTGGAAATATTTACGGAAGGAGGGCTTTGTAAATATCGATACATTTGAAATTGCGATTTGTTAAAATCGGGTTGGATATATGGAAAATTGTTTTCCGTATCGAATACATCGCGGACCTGAAATAATTCTTGTATAGGACGTAATGTGACACTAATCGATAATTCATTATATTGCAATGAAATGAGAGGGAATGCACATCGACTATCTAAAGTGAACCAGGTGTTTATTGGAATATATAAATTCCGTCCGCGAATCGATGGTTCGGCACCAGTATTACTTCCGGTATAATAGGCGGATGGAAATGTATTGGTGCGACCAAGAGCATTCGCTGGGTCATTTAATTCATCTATATTTCCACTCATACGATTGAATAGTTCCTTCTTTTCTGCACTAAAATCTCTATCAACCATTGCTGCTAAATATTCGCCCGTATATCTTTGGATAGTCAATGAACCACATGTAATCAATATTTCTTTAATCATATGAGTTCCTAAATCTTTTATCCAGCGAAAATCATAAGGACACCATACATTGCCGTTTAAATCTGCATCGGGATGATAAAATGGACTCCATATATCTGGTATTGTAACAACTAAATAAGTATCCATCAATAATTCTGCGTATCTGGGTATTTTGAAAGTAAACGTAGAGGTATCCGTCGTTCTTAATTCTCTCAATCCATCATAATCAATCCGGAATTTTTGCAGACCAAAATTCGTATATTTAGAATAAGTTACTTTGAAAAAGGTTTTCGTAGGATTTCCGGTTAAAATTAAATTGTTATTTCCAATAGATATAAGATTTAGTAATCCTCCGGCCATAGTTATAATATAATATATTATATTGTTTTTATTATATTATTTTTGTTTATAGGTAATATATATATAATGGCCAAATTTCAATTATTAATTATTCTATTGATTATAATAATTTTTTTGTATATTGTTTATCGAATGATTCAAAAACATGTGGCAAAATATAGTTTATATGAAGGATATAGCGGTCAAACAGATGTTGTAGCTAAACAAAACCAGACTTCACCTGCGATTACGAACATTACGAACAAGATGTATAATATTCCATTGAATCAGGTATGTATAAAAGCATCTTATAATTCGGCATTCGACGGTAAAGAAATATCAACCGATATGTTGGATTATGTCATGAGTCGGGGATGTCGTTT